TTATGGCCCGGTGATGATCAGCTCGTTGACCGGCTTCTGGCGATCGCCTCCGCCGACCGAATAGGCCGTCGCCGCGTCCTCGATCGTGAAGCCCCCAAAGATCGATCGGACCTCGGGGGTGTCATTGAGGCTGAGGATGAACCGGCCTTTGATCTGCCCCAGTAGGGTATTCATTTTCGTGAATTGTGAGCGATCGAAGAGCGGCGCGCCAGTGCCGTCCTGGCCATAGTCGTTCTCGCAACCGAAGTATGGCGGGTCGAGGTAGAACAGCATGCCAGGCCGGTCATAGCGGCAGATGAAATCCGCCCAGGGCAGACGCTCGATGACGACTGATGACAGCCGCTCATGGATCGCCTCGAGGATGCTGCCGAGCTTGGTCACGTCGAACCTGGCCGGGGTGTTGCGATCGACGCCAAAGGTGCGGCTGGCGACCTTCCCGCCGAACGTGAGCCGCTGGAGATAGAGGAAGCGCGCCGCGCGCTCGAGGTCGGTAAGCGTGGACGGATCGGTGGCCGCGAGCCGTTCGAACCCAGCGCGGGTCGTGAGCTGGAAGCGCAGCATGTCCATGAAGGCGACATAGTGTCGCTGGAGGATTCGGAAGAACGTCGCGACGTCCATCGACCAGTCGTTGATGAACTCGGCGCTCGGGCGCATGTCGCGGCGGAGGAAGATGCCTCCCATGCCGACAAACGGTTCGGCATATCCGGTATGCGGCGTGGCGCTGATGCGCGCCACGATGCGCTTGGCCAGCAGGCGCTTGCCACCGATATAGGCAGCGGGAGGATGGACGGGCTGCACCCGCGCCAGGCCTTGGACCTGAGCGGATTCGGGACTCGACTCTTGCATGATGTTCCTATTATGTTCCACCCGCTTGCATGCGAGTGGCGGGATGACCGGGTTATGGACCAGGTCGGTCATGGCGGGTCGTATCCGTCGGCTTAAGGCGTTGGCGCGCCTTTTCCCCCGCCCCTGCAGGGCGCTGGAAATTGGGTTGCAGGGCACGTGAAGCCCCGCGTCATTGATCGTTAAGCTGGCAGAGTGTATGTAGGTGCCAGGTGCGCGAAACACGGTGATCCTGCCTGCCGTAGCACGGGCCACAAGCCCGGAGCGCGTGTAAGGGAATCGGCAGTCCTTACCGCGCACCGAACCACTCCAAGATCGCGGCAAACCGGCTCACGAGCGACGAGACGTCATCGATCCGAAGGCGATGCATGCTCAGCACATAGAGATCGTCGCCCTGCTCGGTTGCCTTGACGGTGGCCCGCCACCATTGGCCATCCGATTCCCACAGCAACCGGACCCTGCGATCGTCCTCGCGCAATGCATGTGCGGGATTGCTGATGATCTCCGGGAGCAGGCGATAATCGGAGATCGTGAGCTCGGCGTGGCGGCGCTTCTGCTTTTCCAGCGTCTGAGGCGAGAAGCGCACCGTTCTGGCGGTCGCGCCCAATGCGGTCGCCTGGTCAGCCGTGAGAGCGGCGATCGGAAAAGGCTGATCGGGCAAGGCCGCAAACTGGTCGAACGCGGGATCCGCGACGATCTCGCGGATGGTCTGCTGCGCGGCATTTGTCAGGCCTGCCTGGGCGGCGTCTTCGACCGATTCGAGCGCCTTGTCAGCGATCGCGCGCAGGTGCGCGGTGCCAGGATTGTAGCTGAAGCCGGGGTCGATGCCCTTGGGCACCATGATCGGATCGGTGCTGCCGGCAGGATAGAAGCGCTCACGCGCAGATGGCGGGAGATCGGTCGTCACCTTCCATCCGCGCCGCTTCAGCATGCCATCGGAGACCTGCTCAGGAAGGCAGTTGCAGCCCCAGCCATTGGGCGGAAAATGCTCCTGCCACCAGGGGTGATCGACCGGCAGGATGATGCCGTGCCAGCTCAGATGGTCCTGGCGCGGCTTCTTGCGCGGATGATCCGACCGGTAGCGGAGATAAGGGAACAGTTCCTTCTGAGCCTGGAAACGCCGCCAGCGGCCTGCAGCTATGCTCATCCGGATGTTGGTGCGGTAGATCGTGCGGAGACGGCGATCATTTACGATGATGGTCTGGTCGGTGCCGGTGAGCGCCGGGTCGGAGACCTCGCCCCACCAGCCTGCGCGCTTCAGCTCCGGCAGGATGTTCGCCTTCCAGGTTTCGAACGTGCCGCCATCGCGGATCACCTTGTCGAGCGATTTCTGGACCGATGCGAGCAGATCGAGCTTGGCGATCTTGGCCACGGTGAAGGCGCGCGAATGCTCCTCGTGCATCATCTCCGACCAACGCACGGTCGGACGCAGCTCCTGCCGCTGTTGCCAGACTCGGACGGTGTTTTCCGGGCTGAGATACATGGTGGGTCGCAGTTCAGGCATTGCTCACGCTCATCAATTGCGAGGGTCGCGAACCCAACGGGCAATCCGCAGCTCGCAGCCTGTGGTAAGCGCAAGGCCATTGGCCATGCCTATATGGGTCGCGCGCCTCTTGCAGCCGCAATGGCAACGGCGATGACTGGTGGACGGCGCAGGCACAGAATAGCGCTTGTGCTCGATCGCAGAGCCTCGCTTCTGCCATTCATGGGTGCCGCCACGCCGCATGCGTTCTGCAAGGTTCTCCTGGTCGCTCATGACACGCCTCCGAACTTCTCGACCTGGTTGCCCCATGCTTCCCAGCCAGGTCGCTTCGTCCTGGCGAACAGCTCGATGCGCGGGCGATCGCCGAACAGGCGGACGATGTCGTCGGCGATGCGATCGGGCTTGCGGCTGTGTTCGCGTCGCGGCTCGACCACAAGCTGGCGGACGCCAGCATCCAGGCGTGGCATGCTGCCGGTCATGCCGAGCAGGCAGATTTCCGGGTTGGCGCGGGTGTAATAGCCGGTGCCCATGGCATAGCCTTCGCCCGATGGGTTGAGCTTTGCCCAGGTGAACGCGACCGTTGCGTATCGGAAGCCCCAGCGGCGCAGCGTTTCGAACGCTTTGTCGAGCAGCGGATCAATGGCCCACAGAAAGCAGGCGCAGTTCCGGCTGGCGAGCTCGCCCACAGGCAGCGCGGCGATCTCCTCCCAGGGCATGGTGTCATAATGCTGGTTGGGATTTCGGCTCTCGCCTTTTTCGGACCAGTTTTCGATAGCCCAAGCCGGGTCAGCATAGATGATATCGAAGCCGAACATCGGGAGATGAGCGAAGGGGCTCGTCACGCCGCAACCCTCCTTGCGCACATCTTGGGCAGGTTCGCCCGCGCCAGCGCCTCGGCAAGGCCAGGGCAGACGCTGTTGCCGATCTTGGCAATCTGGTGGGTTTTCGGAAGTCTGCCGAACTTACGAGCGCCGGTATCGGTTCGATACCAGCACTCCGGGTCGAGAATGTAGCTTTCGGGAAAGCCCTGCGCGCGGGCAAGTTCGCGCGGCTCGAGCATGCGCATGCCGATGTCGACCAGAACGAACGTAACCGCGTCGATAGTGACGGTGATGACCGCGAAGCGCGGCTTCACCGTGATGGTATCAAGCGGCTGGTCGGCGGCTTGGTGCTGCCCGATTTCCGACCCGTAGAATTTGATCAGGAACGCAGCGACCTGCACTGCGCGGTCCATCAGCTCGCTGGGCAGCTCGCCCGCCTCAATAAGCGTTGTCTGCACTACCTGCTGCTGGGTGCCGCGACCGGTGATGGTGCTGATCGGCTTGTCGGCGGGCTTGCCTGGATTGGCTCTGTTGCCTCGCTCACTATTGTGCTGAGCGAGGAATGCGGCGACGCTCGCGGTTTTGCCGCAGCCGCCAGCCACGATCGTGGGCATGGGCTGCTCGATATCAGCCGCGCTGCTCTTGCCGAATTGGCGGACCAGCGAAGCAGCAACCACGCCATGATGCTGGCCGCCAGCGGTTACCGCTCCCAATGGGGCCTCTGCATCCTCGCCTTGGCTGTTGTTCCGTAGCTTGAGCATTGCCGCCGATTGCAGCGCGATTTCGCCGCGATGCGCACTGGTGATCGTCCGAAACGGTTCGTCCACTGCATGGGCACGATCGCCGCCCTGATGCGTCACCGGAAGCAGACTGGGTGCCACCGCTGCCATCTCGCCACCCTTGGCCGTGGTGATCGTGCGCAGGGGTTCGCCAGTTGACCAGGCGCGGCCTGGGTTCCAGCTGCTGTTGGTGACCGGCACAATGAACGGTCGCGCACTGTTTACCACATAGCGCATTACGCCGGCGGCAATCCTGCGGCAGGTCGCGTCCTTCAGCGGGCGCTTGCGATCGAAAATGCTGGGGCAAGGCCGCGTCCAATCAATGCACTCGGCAGCGGCGCGCCAGGGCAGCAGTTTGCCTGACAGAACGTCGGGCGAGCCAGGCTTGCCATGCGTCGGCGCAGGCCAGATGATCGGCAGGCCGTCACGCCGCGCAATCAGGAACAGCCGCTTGCGACTGGTCGGCACGCCGTAATCGCAAGCGCGAAGCTCGCGCCATTCGACCTTGTAACCCTGCTTGCGGATCCGGCGCACCCACAAGTCAAACTCCTCGCCCCGGCGTTCCTTAATCGGCTTGCCGGCGTCATCGAGCGGACCCCATTGGCGAAACTCTTCGACATTCTCGAGCATGATGACGTCGGGAGCACCTTCGCCATCGACCGTGCCGGATTTCAGCCGCTCAATCCAAAGCGGAACGACGTGCGCCAAATCCCGAATTTGCTTGTCACGGGGCTTCCCGCCCTTTGCCTTGCTATGGTGTCGACAGTCAGGTGAAAACCAAACCAGTCCCACTGGCTTTCCCGACGTAACTGCAAGCGGATCCACGGAGTAGATCGACTGGCAGTAGTGACGCGTACTCGGGTGATTGGCGGCATGCACAGCAATGGCCGCTTCGTCGTGATTAATCGCAGCATCGACCGAACGACCGAAGGCCGCTTCAAGGCCGGTCGAGGCACCACCGCCGCCAGCGAAGTTATCGACAACAAGTTTATGAGACCCGATCATGACACGCACTCCCATCCAAGCCGCTCACGCGCGGCGCGTTGCCAGTTTTGCAGGGCTTCGGAGGGTGCATCCGGGTGCGTTGGCTCACAGGTGGCGGAGATGCCCGCAAGGCGGAAGGTGAAGGCTTCGTCGCTGTGCTTGGTCCAGCCATCGCCGAGCTGCATCTGCACGGAATAGATGACGCTGATCGCGGGCAATTGCCGCGACAAAGCTTCAACCATTCCGAGTGCGTAAGCAATCTGTGGCTGGGTTGCGCGGCTCATTGTCGCGCCTCGCTGAGCGCAGCTGCGAGCTTCTGCGATCCTTCCCGGATGCTCTTCTCAGCCAGGCGCTGGTCCGATCTGCCGCTGAAGTAGGAGACGGTGTTCTCGACAACCTTCTTGCGGCACGAGAGCCGCTCGGAAATCTGCGATATCGACAGACCCGTATCCCATAGCTCGAGTATTCGCGCTTCTCGGGGTGTGAGGCTCATCCCGCGCCCTCCCGGTTCTCTTCGGCCAGGCGAAGGGCGAATGCGGCGCGCTCGATGCTCTCGCGGAGCGGCGCGTCGTTCATCAGCGCGGTTGCCTCGGTGTCGAGCAGCTTGAGCAGCTCCTCGGCAGTTGCGGCGGCGGCGATGCGGCTGAAGATCGAACCGGTCATCGCCGCGCTGACGCGGTCGTCCTCGGCAGCGATCAGTTCGTCGATCAGGGCATTTTCGGGCGTCTGCTCGACATAATCGGGATCGCCTTCGGCCAGGTCGACGCTTCGGATGCCGCTGGCCCAATCGTCGTCGATCGGCTCGAATATCTCCGGGCCGAACAGCAGCTCACCGGTGAACGGCTCGACATCGGCTAGATTGACCTCGCCAGGATCATAGGTGAAGGTGACGTGAGGCAGATAGGTCGGGAAATCCCAGCTCGCGCCTGCCTCCCGCATGGTCCGGTGGCGGTTGGCGAGATAGCCGTCCCAGAAATGCAGCACCACCGCGCCCTGGTTGCCCAAGCGATCGACGACGCGCGGGCCACCCGGCATGACGCGCAACGGCTCACGGTAGAAGCCGAAATCGTCGCCCATGCCGAACCAGTTCACCGGCTTCTTCGAATAGGCCACGGTGACGTGCATTTCGGCGGGATCGACAACCGCCTTGAAGCCCTGTTTCCTTGCCCATGCAACGAGATTGTCGGCATTGAGCAGCTTGCGATGGACGTAGAGCGGGCGCGGATCGTCGGCGGCGAACTCGGTGACCGGCTGTAGCGGATCGCGGCGATTGTCCTTGATCAGCAGCTGCTCGCCGACCTTTTCCCCGACGTCGGGAATAAGGTCCGCCTCCGACGACGAGGCCTGCTGGACGCGGACATAGCCATCGCCATAGGTGTCCTGGAAGCTCTCCTCGTCCCGTTCCCAGCCCAGGCCCTTCAGGATCGTATCGGTCTCGGCAGCGAGCTTGGAGTCGGTTTCCTCTTCGACGTCGCGCACGACGCGGGGGGAAGCGACATCCGGGCCGTAGTTGAAATCGGTCCACCACCGCGCTGGGCCTGCGTTGAAGCTGTCCGACAGCAGATCCGCGTCGGACTTCACCACCTCGAGCTTCACGCCGGCATGCACCTGCGCCTGGCTGAGCGAGGAGCCGTCCTGGGTGGTCATGGTTTGGCTGAGCACCACCTTGGCGATGCACTCGTCCATGTAGCGGCAGAGCTGCTCGTAATCGGCCACGCCGCTTTTGGCGACCTGCAGCAGATCGATGACCATGCGGTCGGGGATCGCGATGCCGGTATCGGTCTGGATCGCCTGCAGCGCGGCGAGCAGGTTGTTGACCTGGTCCTGCGGCGTGCCGGCAGGATATTTGCCGATCGCGGTCGGCGCGCCGAACTTATCGAGGAAGTTGTTCCAGAAGCGCAGGCCATTGCGCTTGAACAGCGTCGGCCAATAAAGCCACTCGGCCAGGCCGCGCCCGTAGATCTCGTCATCGTCGCTGGCGCCAGCGGTCGCCACCCAGAACTTGCGATCGGGCAGCAGCTCGCCGTTCCAGTTGACGCGCGTTATCAGGCGCAGATTGCCGGCATCGTCATAGCGAAAGCGGCGGGCATGGCGGACGCGCAGATCGGCGAACTGGAACATGCCATCGCGGACCTCCCACAGGCATTCCGCGACCGAATAGCCGTAGAAGGTTGCGAACAGCATCTTGCGCGTGACGCGGTCCCAGCCCAGGCGCAACAGGTTGTCGTTGAGCTTCTCTGCCGCCTCGACCGAGCGCGGATCGTCCTCATCGCCTGGCAGCACGTTCCAGTTTCGCGAGACGACACCGCCAATGCGCTGCTGCAGCGTCGACATGACCTGATCATCTTCCAGGATGACGTCGTAGACGCCCCAGTCGATCGCCATGCTGATGCGCGGGTCACGCGGCTGCTGAAGCCCGGCGGTGAAGGGCCGCGTGATATCGCGGCCGTCGGCGGTCGTCGCGATCGGGCGCATCAGCGCCTGCATCGTCCCCGTCGGCTCGCTGGTGCGCCGGGCGATCGCGCGGGTGGTGCTGGCGGAAAATGGTCTGGGCCTGCGGGCCATGGTCGTTACCTCACAAATCCGGCGCGGCGACCGGCAGTGCCGAACCCGCGCGAGGAGACAGGCCCTGGGGCCATCTGGGTGCTGCGCTGGCCCGCCGAATAGAACTCCATCGGGCCGATATTCTCGTCGGATGCGGCGACGAAGTGCATCAGCGCGATCGCGTCGTCGCCGTGGCGCTTGCCGCTATCGCCGTCGGCCTTGCTGACCTTGCCGCGATCCGGAATCATCGGGATGCCGCGCACGAGCTTGATCATGCGCAGATCGTCCATCACGCCCTCGTCCCAGGGGATGAGCAGCATGCGATCCTCGATCGCCGCGCGCAGCTTCGGCATGAAGGCGAGATAGGTCTTTTCGGAGGTCTGGACGGCCTCGACGCGGTCAAAGCCCCAGCGCTGCTGCATCGCCTCGGCCAGAGCCGAGCCGTTGCCGCGCGCATCCATCTTGCCGCAGGCGAACATCGGTACGCGCCAGATGATCCAGTTGAGGATCAGCTCCTGGTCCTTGAAGGGCACGTTGCGCATCTCGAGCAGAAAGCGGGCGACGCGGCGCATGCTTTCATCGCGCTGGCCGAAAACGACCGGCGAGACGTCGCCATTGCGGGCGAAATCCTGGCCGAAGAAGGTTGGGCGGTTCGGGTCGAAATCCAGCAGCCAGGGCGCAACCTCGCGCTCCAGGAACTCGGTGATCCAGCTGGTGCGATATTCATCGTCATGGCGCTCGAAGCCATCCGGGCAAGCCAGGCGGATGACCGGCAGCTCGTGCGACATGGCCAGCTCGATCGTGGCACGGGCAAGATAGATGCCCGAGCCGCGCGACGGGATGACGTCCAGTTCCTGCTCGGCAGCAGCGCCATAGCGCTTGCGCAGCGAGGCTTCCCAGGCCGCCTCAGCCTCCGGCGACCACTTCTGGCCGGTGCGCAGGCAGATGCGCTGGAACAGGCCCTGGCGCAGCGCATCCTTGAGGGTCACCCGCTGGACGACGCCTTCGCGCTTGCCGCTGCGGATATCCTCGATCAGCTCGTTATAAGCATTGTCCGCGCCATTGTGCGTGGAGATGACGACGACGCTGCCGCCCCACATGGTGAGCGCCATCGCCGCGTCGAGCAGGTCCTGGAATTGGTCATGGAAGGCCGCTTCATCGATCAGCACCTTGCCCTGCATACCGCGCAGCGATCGCGGCTTGGACGACAGCGCGACGATCTTGTGGCCGGAGGGCAGATCGATCCTGAAGGCGTTGATGCCTTCGTCCGAGCCATCGTTGTGCAGGAATTCCTTCGGCTCGACCGCCAGCTGGTCGAAGGCCTGCAGGAACTCGGCGCAATAGCCGATGAACTCGCGGGTCATGTCCTTGTTGTAGGCGATGTAGAAGAAATCTTGCCCGCCCTGAGCAGGCGCAGCCGTCAGGACCGCATCGGCTGCGAACGCATAGGTCAGGCCGGTTCGACGCGATTTCTCGCTCACGAACAGCTGGTTTTCGGCGCTGAGCTGGATCGCCTCGACCTGATACGGCATCAGCAGCGAGGGCAGATCATCCAGCGGCGCGAGCGAGCCGACCTTGGCGCTCATTGCCGGCGACCTTTCCAGCGCTGGCGCGACTTGCGGACGTTCTGCGAAATAATGGGCTGCACCCAGGCGACTTCGCCCCTGGCAACCGATGCCAGCCATTCGCGGACGTCGGCCTGGCCCGACTTGCCATCGAGCGCGACCAGGTCAAAGTGCAATGGGTGACGAACTGCGCGGCGGGGCCGATAATGGTCCGATACCCGGATGATCCAGCATCGCTCGAGCTTGTCGGCCAGGTGCACATATTTGGTGCGCGAGCCCTGCGCCGCATTTGCCGCCCTTTTCGCGCGCGAGCATTTGATCGCCAGCACGCGAAAGCCGAATGGCTTGGCGTCCTGTGCGATCGCAAACGCCAGCGAGGCTATGTCGCCGGGTCCGTTCGCGCTCTGGCCGACAACGATGCGGCTCGGCTCGGTCATCCCAGGCCCAGTGCGGCCTTGTAGGTGTCCAAGATCGCAGCCATTTCCTGCCGATCATGCGGCTCCATCCGGCGCAGCTGGACGATCTGGCGCATGATCTTGGCGTCGTAACCCTGCGCCTTCGCCTCGTTGTAGGTGTCGCGGATATCGTCAGCGACGCCCTTGCGCTCTTCCTCGAGCCGCTCGATGCGCTCAATGAACAGCCGCAGCTGGTCGTCGGCGCTGATAGCTTCACTCACGGTCTTTCTCCCTTCAGGCTTTGAGGCCGAGCAGCTTGGTCTTCACGGCCAGGATGGTTTCTTCGGTGGCACCACGGCTGCGCAGCTCGCCCTCGGCTTCCTTGGCGGCGCGCTGGTTCTGTTCTAGGCGGATGGCACGCTCGCGCTCGGCATCGAGCTTGTCGGCGACTACGAGGTCCTTCAGCGCCTTGATGAGGCCCATGGCGTCGCCCAGCTCGAGCTTTTCCTCGCCGCCCATGCGCGCCGCGATGATCGAGAGGTTGTTGCGCGCCAGATGCAGCAGCATCCGGTTGCGCTTTTCGTTCTCGTCGCCGAACTCGCTGTCGACGACTTCGGCCATACCGCGCACGGCCTTTTCGCGCTCCACCACGCGGTGCCAGTCGCGGCGGCGCTTGGCCCATCGGCCCATCGACGATCGCGCGATCTGGTGGCCGTGGCTGGCGGCCAGCTCGACCAGTGCATCGGTGGTGAACTTGCGTTTCACGGCTTCGTCCAGCTCGTCCTGGACGTCTGCCGGCAGTTCCTCGACGGAAGACCAGCGGGCCATGTCAGCGGCCTGTTTTGTGGCGGTAGATGCCGTCGACGATCAGGCGACTGGCCGCGACATCCTCGCCGTCGGGCAGGATCTCGGCGAGCAGGTAACGCGGCACCTCCTCGATCCGGACAAAGCCCTCATTGGCCAGCCAGCGCAGCTCTTCGGCAACGTCGCGCCGCGCCACGCGATGGCCGACCTCGGCGAGCAGCGTGGCAAGGTGGTGATCATTATGCTCGCCGCCGATCTCGGCCAGAAGGTCGATGATGGCGCGGCGGACCAGCGGACGGATGGCGGGCGCGATCATGACTTACCGAGCCCTTGCTGGATCAGCGTCTGCAGATAATCGTTCTGCGTTTCTAGCTGGTGCTGCATGGCCCTGACGGACGATTCCACCGAGCCGAGCCGGTCGCGCACGTCGGAAATGGAATTGGCAAGGCCCGCGCGGGTCGGCTCGCGCTCGAGATCGCGCATGACATGATCAATGCGGCTCTCGTTGGTCGTGATGCGCGTGACGAGGCCTGAAACCTGCTCGGTCAGCGTTTTCAGCTCGGTTTCGTGCTCTTTCAGGTCCGCGCGCGACGGGAATTTGGTCTGCAGCCAAGCGAAGCCGCCCAGGAGGATCAGTGGCGTCATCGTGGCGGCGATCGGCCAAAGGGTCTGGATGATCTGCCACCAGCTCACGACTGCACGCTCCCGCATTCGGATTGTGCGCTGGCGAGAATTGCGGAATGCATTGGATGGGCCTCATCGAAAAGCGATGAGGCACTGCTAAGCGGGATAGCTCGCGCGACTTGGGGTGAGCCAGCTCACAGGGGTTTGCCATCCCAGGGGTCGAACATCTCGATCTGGCGAGGGTCGCGCAGGCTCGGGCGGCGCAAAGGCTCTGCGACTGCAGCCTCCCGGCTCCGGTTCACGAGCTGCGAAACATAGGTCCTGGCGGTGCCGAGGATCCGGGCTGCTTCGGCGACAGTCATATCGCCATTTCGCACGGATGCAATCACCGGCGCGCGGCGTGCCTCCATGAGCGCTGCCCTGGCGACAGGAACCTCGATCTCCTGTCGGCCATAGACATGGCTCATGATGCGGGTCAGCCTCGCATCCAGGACCTCGCGCAGGCAGTTTCGTTCCGGATCGGCCGAGACATAGATTTGCTGCCCGCCAAAGCGCTCGACGATGCGCATGGCGTGATAGGCACCGATATGGTCCGCCATCTCGACGAGCTGAGCGGGCCACCGCCCGGTCATCGCGACATCGTGCGGGATCGGCAGATCCTCAAGCCGCATACCAGGGAAATAGGAGACCGACATCGATCAGCCCTCCGCCAGGGGCTTCTGGTCGCGACGCGGCATCTTCGCGCGCCATTTGCGGCCCAGGAATCGGATGGCGTCGTCCATCTCGCGGACGGACCAGTGGTGCATGTTGGCGTGCGATCCGATCTCGAGCCGCGCCAGCTCGATCGGGAACAGCATGGCTCGGTCGGCGCACAGCTCGGCCAGGCGCTCGATCACGGCGACGCGTTCGCCATGCGCCGGCGAATAATCGGGGATGGTAAGCTCCATGGCGCGAATGTCGGCAGGGCATGGCCAATGGACGCCAACGCGCGCTGCCCACGCCTTCAGCCCTTCGATCACCGAGGCCGAGTGCCGATGGTCGACGAAGCGAAGCGCCGCGAGGCCCGTCTGGCGCTTGACGAAGCTGTCCAGCGCCGCGTCACCCGGCTCGTCGATCTCGCCCAGCCAGTAGAGGCTCCACCAGAGCGCCTTGATCTTGCTTAGGTGCGGACGATCGGTGCGCCCGGCTTTCCATCCGCCGTTGAACGCATCGAGCAACTTGCCGAGCTGCCCATCGCTGAGCCTGGACAGCGACCGGAGACCGGTCACCTGCTCAATGCGATCGCGGCGCGCGTCCTCGTCCAGGCCGAGCCGATTGCACGCGGCCATGATCGCGCGGATCTTGCGCGTTCGCGGATCGCTACCGGGTGCGCGGCGCGTGCGGGAGGGCCGGGACGCGGCGGTCATGCCGAGCGACCTTGAGCTTTGACATCTGCAGCGAGCTTCCCGCGCCGTTGAAGCTCCATTTCGAGTGCCTGAGTCGGGTATGGCCTCAGGTCGATTTCCACCGGTGCCTCTACGGGCACATAGCGACCATGGTAATCGTCGAGCTTGCGCAGATACCCGTATTTGACAAGCGTCTGGATCCTCGTGTGGATCCCCGAGGTCGATTTGAGGCCTTCAATCGCCATGAGCTCGCGGATGCCAGGACCGCGACCATGTGCGTCGTAAAAGGCCCTGATGTTGTCGAGCGTTCGTAGTTGGTTCTCTGTCATCGACGGATATCCATCTTTCGAGATTGCGGTGCCAAAACTCCCGCGCCGCGAAGCTCGAGATTGTCCTGGTGCAAAATCTGGTTCGTTGTGCGGCTGGCCTGGAAGCTGCGGATCAGTGCCCGAATGATTTCAGCGGAGCGTTTGTCGCCGCTTCGGTCGAGACGGGCAGCAAGAGCCTGGGCTTCGCGAAGGCTGGCGCTGTGGCGCGACATCAGTTGACGCTCCCGGTTGCCTGCGTGATGGCGGCATTGTGCCAGCGCACCGCATCCGCCAGCATGTCGCAGAACTGGTCGATCGCGTCGGAGTCCATGCACATCGTGGTCTGGGAGCCGTCCTCGACCAGTGACAGGATTATCATCGGCGTGCCGTTGACATATTTGGTCGCGATGCCTGCTGCCTTCTTCACCTCATCGCCATTTTCATCGAAGATTGATTGAGCAGGGCCTGAAGCGATCGCCGCGCGCATCAGCCGAATGGCGACGCTGATCGGGACACCAGTGGCGGGTGCGGTGGTCATGCTGCACCTCCCTCGACATCGACCAGCTCGGGATCGGCCTCACGCTTGCCGGCGCGATCGATGAAGAACTGATCGGCCTGGGAGACGCCCGCGCCCAGGGCAGCGAGACGCTCCGCCATGGGGTCGTCCTCGCCCTTGCGCAGGGTCTTGATGATCGCCTGCTTGTCGAGCTCGAGCTTGGTGCGGATGAACGGATCGGCCTTTGCCTCGAGGGCGGCGCGGATCTTCTCGATGAAGTCTTCCTGCTTCACGCCCTTGGGCAGTTTCAGCGAGGGGGTGTTGGTCCGCTCGCCGATGATCGCGCCAGCAAGCTCGATCGACTTGCGCTTGCCTTCGGTCAGCTGATCCTTGGCGACAGCCCACCAGGCGCGCAGCTGCTTGAACAGTTCCTTCTGCGCCTGCTCGAGCGGCGCAACCATGGCATCGCGCGCGCCCTCTATCTGCTGGATCGAGGCGTCGGCATCGGCCTTCAGTTGGTCGACGGTGGCCTGCATGGCCATGTACTTGTCGATGGTCGCGGTCGCTTCCTGGATCGTCTGCGGTGCGACTTGAGTGGGTGCCTTGCGGCGGGCAGCAGCCATGGTCAGTTCCTTTCAGGCTCAAAGTTGTTGGGTGTCGGGATGTCGGGAGAAACCAGCGGGATCGCGGTGCCGCACAGGGCACATTCGGCCATGATGCGACCGACCTCCCATTGGCGACCGCCGCAGCCTGGGCAGACATTGTCGCCGGTGCTGCGGTAGAGGACGAGGTAACCGCGCTCGCTCTGGACAGCGCGATAGTCGGTGCAGATCGGCGCGGTCATGAGCCTGCTCCTGCCGGTGCGGTCACCACGATCAGCGCGGTGCCGAGGAAGATCGCTGCCGCTGTCGGCAGGATGACGGTCAGGAAGAAGCCCAGCGGGCTGTAGCCCTGCTCGGCAATCTTCGCGGTCAGGCGGCGCATGGCGCGGCCTCCTGGCCAACCGCCTCGGTCGGGCTGTCGGTGTTGTTCGGGCAGCGCGGGCAGTTGACGGTATAGAGATGCTCGAAGGTGTTTTTCGGCGCACCTTTCCGCCTGCGGTTGTTCATGCAGGAGGCCAGCGGGATGCTGTCATTCCAGATCGGGCAGAGGACGTCTTCGTTGCCCCAGGCCGCGCGAACCAGGCGTTCGGCCTCCTCATAGCTGCCCGCATAATCGCGGTTGAGGATCCGGCTGACATAGCTGGCGTTGCGGTTGATCTTCTCGCCCGCCTTGCGCTGGTTGGTCGCGTCGGCAGCAGCGGCGAGCAGGCGCACCCAGGCAGGCATGCTATCGCCCCAGGCAGCGGTCGCGCGCTCGATATTGGTCAAGGTAACCTTAACGGGCATGGTTAACGCTCCTGGTCAAAAAAAGGGGCGACAGGCTTGCGGCGCGCGGCGATCGGCATGTGCAGCTCTGCTCCGGAATTGTGGTCGAGCAGGCGGGTGTGGGGCTGACCGTTGATGGTGGCCCTGCCGGTCGAGGGATGATGCGGCCCGGTATCGAGAACGATCCGGTAGCGGCGGTGCGGTTCGCCGGGCTGGTCGATCCGTTCGAGGAATCCACCGCGCACCAGCTGGGCTAGATAGGCGACCGCCGACTTTTCGGTCGCCTCGGCGGCAATCAGCAGCATCGGCAGATCGAAGGTCTTAAGCACCCGGATAGCCGTCCAGATGCGCTGCCGCATGGACCGGGGCGTGAAGCGGACGGGTAGCTTCTTTGCGTCGCGGATGGTCGGCGGCGCGTCCTGCGCGGCGGCAATCTTGGCCATTTTGAAAAGTCCTGTTCGTTCCACCGAGACGATCAGCCCGTCCTTCTTCCAGGCGCGCAGCTGCCGCGCGACGATCGCAACGTCGATGTCGGTGCGGCGGACCAGGTCGGTGATGGAAAGCGGCTCGGCCGCGTAGCGAAGGTGGCTCCACAGGCAGGCCGCAGGATCGGGCGCGCGCTGAGGGTTGAGCAGCCGGGGCGTGATGAAGTTCATGCGTAAGCCCCCTGGATGCGGCGGGCCTGGACATCGCCGGTCATGATCGGGCGGTTGCCCCACCATGCGAGGTCCGCATGGTCCTGACCGGAGGCCAGCGCCTCGCGCTCGGCCTCGTTGAGGTTGTTGACGATGCGGCGGGTGCAGCCCTTGCAGGCCTCCAGAAACCGCAGGGCGAGATCATCGCTGACCCGGACGCGGCGGCAATAATGGTCGCGCAGCTTCAGGGCATCCTGCTGGGTCGCAGGCTGCGCAGCCGTCATCACCCGGATGCGGTTGTCGAACCGCTCCCATTCCTTGAGCTTCGAGGGCAGCGCCTCTTCGCCAATCATCATGATGGCGATCGCGGTCGCGTCATGGATGTCGCGGATGATCTCGACCGACTGGCGCTTCACCAGGAAGTCCATCTCGTCGATGACCAGCGGGCGCGGATGGATGGTCAGCTGCTCGATGATCTGGTCGAGGATGGCAGGCGCGGTGCGCGCCAGCTTCACGATACCGAGCGAGGTTGCGATCGCCTCGAGCAGCGTGCGCTGGGTCCAGACCGACTTGGCGCAGACATAGCTGGCATTGGTGCGCGCGGCGGCGAAGGCCGCGCCGACCGACTTGCCATAGCCGGAATAGCCGTAGAGCAGCCCGAGCCGCGGCGAGTCCCGATTGCCCGCCATGCAGTCCATGATCGTGCGGAGCGCCAGGCCCATATTGGTGAGCTGGGCCTGTCCGCCGACGATCGGAGCTGTTGCCCCAGGCATCAGCTGGAGGTGACTATCACCTCCTCCTGTATTGGCGCTGGAAACTGCGCTGCTGTGGGTCATGGTCGGTTCCTCCTGTTCTTGGGATCAGCTGGCCTGGCCCGACATGCGGTCGGGGCCTGGGGTGTCGGTGGTCGCGCGCGACGGGCGCGGCTCGAATTCGGCGATCATGATCTTTTCGACCTGGTATTCGGTCGATGCTGCGTAGGCGCGGGCTGCGCGGAGAGCGGCTTCGTCGACCTGTTCGCCGCGCTGTGCCGCGCCCAGGACGGCGTCGGCCCGTGCGACCTTTTCGGCAGTGGTCAGCTCGGCAAGCGGGCTGGGTTGGCTGGCGATAGGCGGGCGCGATGCACGGGCGGGTGCTGGTGCGGACGGCGATGCGATGCTGTCGATCGCGGGCGTGCTGTGACGATGCGTCGGCATCGGCAGCGAGGTGACCTTGCCTGCAGCCTCTGCATCGGCGCGCATGATCTCCTGCGCGGCCCGCTCCAGGCTGTAGCGACGCATCCTGCCGCGCATCTCGGTGCGCTGGATCTTCATCCACTGGTCCTGATGCAGGCGGGCCTGGCGCGCGAAGTCCTGTTCGCTCAGGCCAGCGCGCTCGTAATTGACGGCGATGTCGATGAACCGGCTGTCCTCGTCGAAAACGAACAGCGCGCCCAGGTCATCCTCGTCGCGGCGGACCAGCACGGTCTGGCCGACATAGCCAGCTAGCGCCGCGCACCAGTAACGACCGCTCTTCCACTGGATGCCGCGTTTGCCGACCATGCGCGGGCCGACCTCGGCCGAGAGCGCGATCCGCAAGACGTCCTCGCTCGGCGCGGCAGCAGCGGTGGCAGGCGAGCTCTGCCATTTCGCCATCGGCGACATCTTGAGCGAGCTGTGGACATTCAGATGGTAGACACCATCGGTCCAGGCATCGATCGCGGCCTGCAGCTCGGCAGCGGACATGCCCGCCTCGATGACGGCGCGGCCCGTTTCCTTGCGGGCGCGAGCGCGCAGGGCCTGCGCCTCGGCGACATTGTGTCCGATGAAGCCCGGATAGATCTCGGCGCGCTGGCGGGTGAAGGTACCGAAGACGCGTTCGATGAACGGCTTGCGCTCCGGGCTGGCAGGCGGGCACGGGCGATGCTCGATGCCCAAGATCTCCAGCGCGCTTACGATCGACCGGTTGATGAAGCCGCTGCCCTGGTCGGTGATGATCGCGCCGGGCATAACGCCCCAGGCGCGGATCGTGCCGATCAGCAGGTTGCGGACGCTCTGCCCGCTTTCGGAATCGCACACCATGAAGCGGACGCGGCGGGAGAAGCGATCGATCAGGCCCAGCACAGCCTTGCGACCATCGGTGGTCATGACATCGGCAGGCGTCGTGTCGATTTCCCAGACCTGGTGCGCGGCGGTCACCGTGGCCGACATGTTGCCGATAGAGACGCGGTGCTTGCCCTTGAACTGGTCAGGGTTGCGGAACGAGGCGATCAGCGCGGTGCGGCGCTGCTCGAAGTCCTTGATGAAACGACGCAGCGTACGGCCCGTTGGAAGCTCGGTGAAATCGGCTTTCAACGCGTCCAGGATCACGGTCGAGGACAGCTTGCGCTGGCACAGATAGGCCTCGACCGCCGATGCCACCTCGGGATGCTCATCCCACCAGCTCGGCCGACCGCGACCGCGCCGGTTCTCATTGGCGGCGCGGGGTGTGTCCGATCGCTTGGCCGCTTCGCGCGCCAGCAGATCCGCGCGCGCCGCTTCAGGCAGCGCAGCGATCGAGAAGTGGCGACCGCCGAGCTTTCTAGGGCGCTCGACATAGTCCCAGCCTTCCACCAGAGCGCGGTCTCGGATGCCAAACGCCGAGCGCGGCAATCCTTTAAGCTTCAGGTCTGCGATCTGTTGTGCAGTGAGGTGCGTCTGGACCTTCATGCGTCACCCCACATTTCCAGAGAAAATGCTTGGATGGCGGCGACGAGTGCCCGGCATGCCCGCTGAGCAATGGGGCCGCTGCTTCTCGCTGGTTCGGGTCTGCGCTTAAGAGGCTTGCGAGCTTTGAGGTCCACCTGGGCGGCCGCAGGCAACGAGGCGACGGCGAAATGGCGGCCGCCAAGGCAGTCAGGATGTTGAACAAAAGCCCAACCATGCTTGGCGGCCCAAACACGGATCCGGTGGGCAGAGCGCGGAAGCCCGTCAAGTTTGAGATCTGCGATCTGCTGAGCGGTAAGATGCGTAGGCGACGTCATGAACGCCCCCGGCAAAAACGGGTTGTTTCATTCCGAGATAGAACAAAAACGGTTCGATTGCGGTACGGGTTGTGGTAGGTCACACTCATGCGGCCGCCCCCGTCACAACCGGGCGTGGCTTACGATCGTAATTTTGGGCAGGCTGCGGACACCTCCGCTTGCCATCGCCATAGTATCGCGAAGGCCAAATGACATGGGCTGGCACGCTCAAAAAGTCCGAAATAGCAGCCTCTGCAGCTTTATGCGGGTAGCTCAGCGAGAGAGAAATCAGGCGGACATCAATCCCGTTTCGGATCCCGACAGACGTGAGCGTTGCGCCACGTTTGCGGATCGCTGCTTTGATGTCTTCTGGATGCCAGTCCATATCGTGATCCTGAACGTCGAGTCTCGATATGCATACTGATAATTCAGCATCAGTCAATGCCAATGAACGATCTGAGGGTACCTTTTGGAATGAGGAGGTGCGCGCTCGACTCAAAAAGTTAGTTTTGGCTAAAGGCTCGCAAGCACAGGTCGCCAAGCTCGCAGGAATGTCGCCAAGCAATCTCAGTCACTTAGTGACCGGCAAGGGTGAGCCAAGCGTTTCGCGGCTAGCGGGTCTTTGCGACGTGCTTGGCGTGTCGTTGGATTTCGTGCTGCGCGGATTTCAGGGAGAGGTCGGTGCTGCCGCAGCTGATAGTCTCGCTGAAATTCCTATCCAGGATGTGTCATTTTCGGCTGGAAGTGGCGCGGATGTGATCTTGGCGGGCGTATCGGAAATGAACGTGTCATTTCCTAGGGCGTGGCTAAGGCAACAATTCGGATCTGTCGGGAAGCTTCGAATGGTCCGCGTGGCCGGGGATAGCATGGAGCCGACGATCACGAATGGCTCCTGGGTCATTATAGATCTAGATCGAACGACTGGAGCCGGGATCTTCGCGATACGTCTGTATGATCAGGTCTACATCAAGCGGCTACATTTCCAGGCAACGAGGGTGTTGGCAGTTAGCGATAACCCGTCGCACGAGGTTTTTGTCATCAACCTGAAGGATAAGGCCGACCGCGATGCTTTTCAAGTAATTGGGCGGGTGGTCTGGACCGGGAAGATACTGTAGCAGAGGCGTAACGTCGCTGGAGGTTAGGATGTTTTCATTGTCTACCGCACTTCTATTGGCCGGGGTATGGTCTATTGAAACGAAGGCTGATCCAATCACCGATGACAAAACGGTGTTCATTTATTTGATCGATGAGGAAAAGTCCGAGGCTCTGTCATTGCGCTGTGATGCGAAGGATACCTCGTTTTCCATTACCGTGGTGTCAAATGATTATCTCGGCGATCGGCCCGTAACGCGACCGGCGACCATGCGCCTGGACAAGGGTGAGCCTTACGTGTCGAAGTGGGGGTTCACGCGCAACGCAGCTGTTAGCCAAACGCCGGAGGCTCCCCTGATGTTAATGCGGGCAAAGTCGACAGCCGCTTTCAGGTTCGAAAAGTCGGTTCCAGGCTCAAAAGATTTTGTCTTCGATATCTCTGCCGGCCAGCCCATGATTGCTCAATTCAAGCAACGGTGTGCAGCGATAGGCGTGCCTGTGCCGCAAGGCTAAAAGTTCCATCCGGCAACTTCGCCGCCCGTTGGACCGACGTGATCGATCCAGGCATGGTGCAGATGTCGGAGCCGATTTAAGCCCCGTACAGCGCGATCGACACCCCGTCCGCACCCTCGGTACCCAAAAGCCCGTCACCATGCATGGACAGGCTGCCCATCGGGAAATTTGGGCGGATGTTTGTGGATGGTCTGTTCGAACTGCGATTTTGAAGCGGCACGGTCAACGACCTCACGCACGAAGTCGAGAGCCTCGGTCTGCAACATCAGCAGATCATCATCTCTGCGAATGTGATTCGGCGTCCTCACTCGCAAGCTTGACCTTGACCTTGGGCCTCTCTCGGATTTCCTGAACCAAGCCTTTGTGGAGCTTGCTACGGGCATGCCATTGGAGGCCTGATATGATCGTCACGACCAGGGCGGCAAAACAGATCAGCATCGAAAGCAAGTCCGTGCCTGTAGACGGGTTTACTTCGGCCCCAAACCTGCGGAATCCATCGAATGCTGGCACTACCGAGCCAACAAACAAGCCCCCAGATGCAAGGCATATTTCCATCACAAGATCGCGTCTCATTTCACCTAGCCTGTCTAATTCATCGTCGCGAATGTAGTGGCAAAGCTGCTCAGCGGGAACGGTTACGCTGGTTTGCTGAGCAGGAATGAGCATTGATGAATTTTGCTCAACATTGATGGAGCTATTCATCGCCTCCACCCCGCGTCACGTTGCCCTGTAAAAGGCCCATGGGTATGGCCATGTATTGACGTATGTAAGCGCAATGATTGCAAACCAAGAACGCGGCGGGATAGGTCGGCCCGCCGATTATTACATCTCCGCCGCTAAATGGCATCATATTTATTAGATCATTACCAATCGTCCAGTTGTTTTTTCCGCACGATGGACAGTGATGCATCGTTGCCTTCTCATTCAGCCATGCGACAATTTTTTCCTTGTCACCCTTGCTGATAGTTCCCCTTTGGTCTGACACAGAATCGTTCCTTATTTGATCGTGTCAGTGTGCATTTTCGTCAGCTGACGTCAATCATGCGCTGGTCGTCGTAATCAGCTATTGACGGTCAGCATGTCCCTCGTCGCCAGGAACGCGCAGAAGCTTGCGCCGCTCTGCATCTTGAGGGTTTCGACATGTTCCCTGGTGAAGGTGTCGAACGTAAGGGCGAATTTGCCGGTGGCGCTGCGTTCGTTGATCGTGAGGGTGTAGCTGCCCGCCTTTTTCGCCTTTCTGGCGACGAAGTTGCCCTTGGTATCCAGCATCAGCGCGACCTTGCCAGCATCGTTGTCGCGGCCGAGCTGCACCTGCATCTCGTGCAGATCGCGGTGCATTGCCAGCTTCTTCGCCAGGCCAGCGCCGATCTGGATGTTGATGTACCGGACCTTGCCCCCGTTCTTGCGGATGACGTGCCGCGCCTGCACCTTTACGCCATCATAGGGAAGGCTAACGGTCGACTTGACCGGGCCGACATAAGCTATCGTGTCAAAAGCCATTTTTCGTCTCCTGTGGAAGTCCGACCAGGAGAGACGGCCCCGAGCATCGCGCTTGCCTTTTCGCCTGATCCGGGCCAGACAATAGCTGTCTGACCGATTTGCGACCCGGTGAGCCAGCTCACACCGACGGCGCTTTCCAGCACAGCCTAAGCCATGGTCCATGGACCAGGCAGTTTCCTTCAGCAGCGGCGCGGGCACCATCCGCATCTTCAAGCCAGGCAGCTTCACGTCGGTGGACGGGAGCCGTCATAGCTTTTCGCGTGACGATTTGGTCCAGGCGGCTGCCGCTTATGACGCTGAGGGCGATCCTGCACCGCTGGTAATCGGGCATCCTGCAATCGATCATCCCGCTTATGGCTGGGCCACCGGCCTGCGCCTGCAGGGCGACGAGCTGATCGCCGAGGTCGACAAGGTCGAGCCTGAATTTGCCGAGGCAGTGAATGCCGGGCGGTACCGCAAGGTCAGCGCATCGTTCTACCCCCCGACGCACCACGGCAATCCCAAGCCCGGCAGCTGGTACCTCAAGCATATCGGCTTTCTCGGCGCTGCTGCGCCGGCCCTGAAGGGCCTGGGCACCGTCTCGCTTGCCGAGGGCGGCGCTGACGGCCTGGTCAGCTTTGCCCTGCACGAAACCCCCGAACCCGAATCCAGTCAGGAGACATCCAACGTGACCACCAAGACCGACGACAAGAATGTCGATTTTGCCGAGCGCCAGCGCGCGCTGGACGAGCGCGAGGCGGCGATCAAGGCCCGTGAGGACGCAGCCATCAAGGCCGCGCGCGACAGCCGTCATGCCGACCATGTCAGCTTTGCCGAGGACATGGTGTCCAAGGGCACGCTGGCACCGGCAGGCAAGGGCCTGCTGGTCGGCGTGCTCGACCAGCTCGGCGAGACGATTGAGCCGGTGAGCTTCGGCGAAGGCGATGCCGAGAAGATGCCGCCAGCTGCCGCGCTGAAGAAGCTGCTGGGCGGCGCACAGCCGCTTGTCAGCTTTGCCGAGCTCGCCCCGAAGGGCGGCGACCCCAAGGGCAAGGTGGCCAATTTCGCTGCGCCTCCGGGTTATTCGGTCGATCCTGGCCAGGCCGAGCTCTTCGCTCGCGCCAAGCAGATTCAGGCCGAGAAGCCCGACATGGCCTGGATGGATGCCGTTCGCCAGGCCCAGGTCTGACGCTCGCGCGCTGATGACGTGGCGGGCTTCCGCGTCCTGACCGGCGCGCAGCCCGCTTTCAACCCCGTTTCAACCTGAAGGAAACCCCGATGCAGAGTACCCCGGTCCTGACGCTGTCGCTGATCGCAGCCGCCGCGCTTTTCGCCAATCGTTTCACCACCTTTGCAGGTGCCGTTTGCGGCGCGGGCGCGAAGGCCGCTGGCGTCACGCAATATCCCGCCGCAACCGGCGATGCCGTGGCCGTCAATGTTCTGGGCACCACCAAGGTCGAGGCCGGTGGCGCGATCGCCGTCGGCGGGCCGATCAAGTCCGATGCTGCCGGCAAGGCCATTGCCCAGGGCGGTACCGGCGAGATCCTCGGCTACGCGATCGAGGCTGCATCCGGCGACGGCAAGATCATCGAGATGCTGCTCACCCCGTAATTCCGAACTCCCAGCGGGCAGGCGCGCGCTGCCTGCCCGCTGCCCCTTTCACACCAGGCGCAATTCCAGCTTATCGGAGACCCATTTCATGACTGTCGGCCAACAGATGAACGCTGCCCAGGCGCGCGTTGTCGATCCCATCCTGACCAACCACGCTCGCGGCTACAGCAACGCCGAGATGATCGGTCGCTTCCTCTTCCCCACGGTGACCATGCCGACGCGCGCGGCCAAGCGGATCGAGTTCGACCGCTCCAGCTTTCGCCGCCGCCGCACCCGCCGTGCGCCTGGCTCGGCAATCGCCCGACTCGAATTCGGGTACGAGGGCAAGGCGGTCAACCTGCACCAGGAAGCGCTGGCCAGCGTGATCCCGATCGAGCACCAGGAAGAGGCTGGCGCTATCCCCGGCATCAACCTGCAGCAGACCGGTGTTGACACCGTGCTGGCGGTCATCGCCCTGGAAAAGGAAATCCAGCAGGCTCAGGTCGCGCGCAATGCAGCCAGCTATGCCTCGACCAACAAGGTCGCGCTGACCGGCACGAACAAGTGGTCCAGCCCGGACAGCGACCCGAAGACCCAGGTGTTCGACGCCAAGGAAGTGATCCGCAAGCGTATCGGCCGTCGCCCCAACACCCTGGTACTCGGCGGTGCAGTGACCAGCTCGCTGCAGAAGCACCCCAAGCTGCTCGATCACTTCAAATACACCAACAGCTCGGCCGTCACCATGCAGATGCTGCAGTCGTATTTCGACATCGAGAACGTCGTGTCGGGTGATGCGATCTACGACACCGACGACACCACCACCGTGGATGTCTGGGGCGGCGACGTGATCCTAGCTTATGTGCCGCCCGAAGGTATGCGCGCCATGCCGCTGCCCAGCTATGGCTATACCTATCAGCTGGCCAATCACCCGCTGGTCGAGGCCGTCGAATGGGACGGCGACATCCGCAGCTGGAAGAACGCCGTGCTCGACGAGTTCTCGGCCGAGCTGGTCGGCGCCGATGCCGGCTACCTGTTCCAGGCCGCATTCTGATCCCGTTGTGCAGCCTGGCGTGAGGGGCGGGTTTCCCTGTTCACCCGCCCCTTACGTTTTCTCCCTCCCGACTTGCCGGAGAAAGTCATGCCCCTCTACACCGTTCTCACCCGCCTGCTCGGCCGCGAACCCAAGGGCGAAGATCTGCCTGGTTCTGTCATCGAGCTGGACGAAGACGATGCGATCGAGCTGGTCGCGCTCGGCGCGCTCGAGCCTGCGCCGGATGATGCCGTCGCCACCGATGGCTTCGATCCGATCGATGCTGCACTCGCCCAGCTCAGCGTGAAGCAGCTTAAGGCGCTCGCGGTTGCCGCTCAGCTCGATCTGGGCACTGCCACCAAGAAGCCGGACATCCAGCAGCTTCTGGCTGACAGCGTCGATCGCGACGATGCGGACCAGGTTGCCGCATTCATCGTCATGGCCGAAACCGCAAAGGCTGGCTGATGTCGGTGATCCGCCGCCTCAAGAGCCCGCAGGAAACGCTGGTCGAGGATCTGGGGCCTGCCCTCAGCGTGATCAGCGTCAACAGCGAGGCGCGCGGGCTGGTCAGCGGATCCGCGCCGCTCGACCTGGATGACGCGGTTACTGCTGGCCGTGCCAGCCTCTCGATCGGTGGCGGCAGCGACGGTGAGCTCTATCTGATCACTGCGCTGCTGGGCACGGTCGGCGGCGATCGTGACACCCAGATCGAGCTGGCCGTGCTGGACGGCAGTTGGACCATGCCGGGCGGCGGCGCGCCGATGCTGTCGATCGAAGCCTTTGTCGATCGGTTCGGACTGGAAGAGATCATCCTGCTCACCGATGCCGGCGACGGGCGCATCGATCGCAAGATGCTGATCGGCGCACTGGCCGATGCCCAAGCGCAGGCCGAGGCGTATCTGGCCGACCGGTACACGCTGCCGCTGCCCAGCGTGCCGCAGCTGGTCGAGATGGCGATCGCCGACATTGCCCATGCCCGGCTGTATCGCCGCGAGCTGCCGAAGAATGTCGAGGATGCGCAGAAGATCGCGATGCGCAATCTGGAGGCCATCGGCAGCGGCAAGATCAAGCTGGGCATTGCCATGGCCCCGTCGACCAGCTCGGACCCCGTGCTGATCGCGCCGGGTAGCCCGGTCTATCCTGACCGGCTCAAGAGCTATGTGCGATGAGCGGGGTCAGCATCAACCTCTTCGATCAGCTCAGCCCGGCGCTACAGCGGGCGATCGAGGCCGTAGGCGACCTCAGCAAGCCTATGTCCGACATATCGGGGGATTGGATCGAGGCGACGAGAAGTCGCTTTAACCAGCAGATCGACCCGATGGGCGTGCCTTGGGCCCCTCGCAAGGATTCCAATAACAGCAAGCCCCTCCTTGTTGCCGAAGGTGAACTGCGCAATCAGCTGCAGACCGAATTCGGTCCTGATTATGCCGAGGTAGGTGTTGAGGATACTGGCGGCCCTTCCGAATACGCCGCGATCCACAATTTCGGCGGCGTGGTTCGGCCCAAGAAGGCCAAAGCGCTTAGAACGCCCTTTGGTGTCTTCGCCCAGATCGTGATCCCCAAGCGCCAATTCATCGGTGCATCAGAGAGCGACCAGGCCAACGCCGTGCAGATCCTGACCGATCATCTGAAAGCCGCCTTCAACGGCGATGCAGGGGGTGAGCCATGATCGCGCTGCAGCCCATTGTCGACCAGCTCAAGCCGCTGCGCGTGGCCAAGCACGTCGACGGCGCGATCGAGTTCGCGTCGCTGCGCAGCGCGCCGACGGTGCTCCCCGCCTGGTATGTGATCCCGACCCGCGAAACGGCCAGCCAGAACGAGAGGACCAGCACGATCCACCAGCGGGTCGATGTCCGCTTTCAGGTTGTGGTCGTTCTGTCAGCCCAGGCGCGCAACCAGGACAAGGTCCGCGAAGATCTGAAGGCGCATGCCGATGCAATTACCGGCGCGCTGCTGGGCTGGAAGCATCCAGAGGCCAATGGCGAGTGCCATTACGATGGCGGCGCGCTGCTGCTTTCCGACGGCCAGGTCATCGCCTGGGCTGTCCAGTTTCGAACATCTCGCACCGAAAGGAAGACCTGATGAAAGCCCCCAGAAAGGCTGTTGTCGATGACAGCACCAATGCCGCCGCCGAAAATCCCGCTCCGCAGGAGGCCCCCGCCGCGCAGGGAGGTGAGGAAGCCAAAGGCAATGCCGCGCCTGAGCCAGTGAGCGGGCTCACCCCCACGAGCAACCCGGTTCGCAATGCATATGGCCTGGAACTGGACCGGTTCGGTCTGCCTGTCAACGGCCCGGCGCGTGCAGCGGTTCTGGCGCAGATGCAAGTGCCCGACCCCGCGCTGGAGCCGGGCGAATGGGATTTTCGCGGCGGCGAGCGTGCCGCCGAGGTGATGGAGAAGATTTATGGTTGATGTTCGCCGCGTCGTCGCAGCCAAGCCCGAAGCCGTTTACGGCACCGACATCGTTCCGACCCTGGCCGACGATGCGATCATGACCCGCAACTATTCGATCGTGCCGCTCGAGGTCGACCAGCTGCAGCGCAACCTGGACAACCGGGCCTATGGCGCGACCAAGGGCAAGCCGACGAACAAGCGCATGCGCTCATCCTATGAGGTCGAGCTGGCAGGCAGCGGCACGGCGGGCACCGCGCCGCCTTGGATGAAGCTGCTCGCGGCGTGCGGCATGGCTGCCCCGGTGCTGGTCGCCACCACGTCGGCCACCCAGAAGTTCGCGGCAGCGGGCGCAGCGCCTGGATCGCTCAGCGAGTATAGCTGGGTCGATAACCAGCAGCGCAAGATGATCGGCGCACGCGGGACCTATTCGCTGGATTTCACGGCAGGCCAGGTTCCTTTTGCCAACCTGCAGTTCACCGGTCTGGTGCCTGCAGCCAGCGCCCGCGTCGTATCCGCTCCGACGGGCGCAGACTTTACCGACTGGCAGGAGCCGCTTGAGGTCAACAACGCCAACACGATCCTGCTGCTGGACGGTTTTGCGGCGGTCACCCGCTCGCTCACGATCGATGCCGGCGTCGCGGTCAACCTGCGCAACCTTATCGGCGCGCGCTATGTGCGCCGGGGCAACCACAACACCACCGGCAGGCTGATGATCGAAGCGCCTTCCTCGGCGACCAAGGATTATCTTGCCTCGCTCGAGGACGGCGCGCTCATCCCGATCACGCTGACCCATGGGACCGCCGCCGGCAACATCATCGAGCTGAGCGCCACCAAGGTTCAGGTCACCAACATCACCGAGTCCGCCGAGGACGACATCCTGATGTTCAACATGGATCTGCTGTTCACCACGGACGGCGGAGCCGACGACCTGGTCATCACCGCGAAATAACCCCCGAGCCCAAGGCGACCAGCCTGATCGGGTCGCACGGGGGTGAGTGGCTCGCTGCTCACCCCCAAACCCCACAGCGAAGCAACAGGAGACGTACGATGTTCAAGCTAGTCAAGGAACGCCTGGTCTGGTGGCCGGTCACGGTCGCCATTCCCGCCGATGACGGCGATGTCGAGGAGCAGAGCTTCAGCCTCAAGTTCCGCGTCCGCGACGTCGACGGCAACCGGGAGCTGCTGGCCAGCGCTCCCGCGATGACGGCGAGCGATGCTGGCGAAAAACCGCTGTCGGAAACCTATGCAGAATTTGTCGGGCAGCTCGCCACAGACTGGAAGGATGTCGAGGACGAACATGCGCCTCTCGCCTTCAACCACAGCAACCTGGTCGATGTCATGAAGGTGCCGGGCGCATTCATGGCCGTGCTGGAAGCCTATCGCAGCTGCTCGCTGGGCGAAAAGGCGACGCGCGCGGGAAACTGAAGGCGCTGGCGGCGCGCTGGGCGGGCGGTCGCGGTGGCGCTGTGATGGCCGATGATGCGGCGACCGCCAACGCCAAGCTGCCCGCCTGGATGAAGCGCAAGGAAGAGAAGGATGAAATTCAGCTGCTGCCAGACGAAGCCGAAACGGCGCAGCTCTTCCTGGCGCTCGGCACGCAATGGCGGCGGCATGCGATGACCGGCATGTGCCTGGGCCTTGATTATGGCGTGATCCCGCCGACCGCGCAGATGCTGGGCATTGCGCTCGATCCTGCGCGGTTCCTGGACCTGCGCATGATGGAACAGGCCGCGCTCGACCAGATCGCCCGGAAGGCCGCACGATGACCCTCGTCGTTCGCGCCAGGATCGAGGTCGACAAGGGCAGCGCCCAGGCGGATCTGCGCCAGGCCTCGGAAGCCGTCAAACAGGTCGGCGATGCCAACCGCGAAGCTGCCACCGGCGCGGCGGCGCTGACCGCTGCCACCAACACCATGTCCAGTGCCCAGCGTGAGGCCGCTCAGGCGGTGCGCGGCGAAGCTGCGGCGCAAGACGAGGCCACCCGCGCCAAGGTCGCCAATACTGCTGCCGCTGGCCGACAGCGCGCCGCCTATCAGCAGCTGGGCTTTCAGGTCCAGGACGTGTTCCAGCAGTTCGCGCTGGGCATCAATCCGCTGGTGATCCTGGCCCAGCAAGGCGGACAGGTGACGAGTGCCTTTGCGCTGATGGGCGAAGGTGCTGGCGGCGCGCAGAGCAAGTTCACGCGGTTCATGACGTTCCTGTCCGGGCCATGGGGCGCGGCGCTGCTCGGCGCGGTAACGATCGGCGGCTTGCTGGCGCAGACGCTGTGGGACAACGAGGACGCGGCAACCGGAGCGACCCAGGCGAACGATGCCTATGCGTCGGCGCAGTCGCAGCTCGCCAAGGTGATGAACCTCACCACTGGTGAGATGACCTCGCAGAATGTCGTGCTGCGCGAGCAGATCAGGCTCCTGGCCCGCAAACAGATCCTGGAGGGCCGCAAGGCCGAGCGCGAGGCGGACGAGGCGCTCGGGGAAGTCGGACGTCCAGGACTGTTCACCCTTTTTGGCGCGAATGACCGTGATCGAGCTGCTTTCGAGGCATCTACTCGCCCTGTCCGCCAGCTTGTCGAAGATCTGCGCAAGGGCAAGATCGAGGTCGAGGATTTCCGGAAATCCATCGAACGCCTCGAGAAGCAGGGCAAGCTGACCAGTGAAGAAGTAGTAGATGTCGTAGATCAGGGTCTCAACCTGGCGATCGCGCAAGGTGACCAGCGCGTCGGCCAAGAAATGCTGGATGCGCTCGACGGCAAAGGTGTGTCGGCGAACTTGCGCCGACCGGGCCCTGCAGGCAGTAAGCCGCCTACCGATACATCTGCCGCGAAAGCTGCGCGCGAAGCGGAGCAACTGCTGGACTTCACCGCTCGCATCGAGGAGCGGGTCCAGCGGATCAACGAGCAGTTCAACGAACAGCCGCGTCTGCTCGACCAGGCGGCAAAGGCGAGCCGTGAGCTGGATGACATCCAGAAGGATGTCGAAAAGCGGCTAAATGACCAGCCCGCCAAGGTCAAAGATCTGACTGCGGCTATCAACGATGCGCGCGGCGCGGTCGATGATGCGCTGCTGCGCCCGTTCCGCGAGATGGAAGAGGCTGGTGATCGGCAGCTCGAGCAGATGATGCTGGTCCTGCAAGGCCGCGAGTCAGAGGCGGAAGCCCTGTTGCGCATCCAGCAATACGAAGAGCGCAATGGTGAGCTGACCGAAGAACAGCGCCTGGCCGTGCTGGCCCAGGTCGAGGCCGAGCGCGAACTGGGAAGGATGATCGAAGCTCGCGGCCGCCAGCTTTCGATCTACAACGCGTCGATCGATGACACTCGCGCCGCGTTGGAGGATTTGCTGTCAGGTGGCAGCGCCAGGGACTTCCTGAAGTCCATGGAGCAAAATTTCAGGCAGTTGCAGGGTCGGTTGCTAACTGAGCAGCTGTTCGGCGATGCCTTGCGCAAGCTCGAGGATCTGGCGTCCGGACGCGACAGCCTGAAAACGCAGACCGACAAGCTGGTCGAGGACCTGGGAAAGCCCGGGCCAAAGGCATCCGAACTTGCCGATGCGATGGACGCGGCAGCGGAGCGGATCAACCAGGCGGCTCAACGGATCGCCAACCCCGGCTTGGTGACAAACGTCCCCAACGCAGTACCTTCCTCGGGCGGCGAGCTCGGCCAGGTACTGCCTGACGGAACAATTGGCGTCATGGGCCGCAAGGAGGGCAAAGGGCCGGTCGAAGTCAGCCTGGATCTCAAGACGTTCCGCTTCATCAAGGAAACCGGCACCGAAATCGGCAAATCATGGCTCAAGCCACTGGAAGGCCTGATCGGCACCAAGCTGGTCAACGGCATCGCCGGGGTATTTGGCGGCGCAGTAGCCGGTCGTGCACAGGGCGGCGATATCGGTGCAATTCTCGGTGGCCTGAAGTCGATCGAAGGTCTGCCCGATAACCTCAAGAAGGTGCTGGGTGGCGCAGATGGTGCTGGAGGGATGTTCGGCGGTGCCGTTGCGGGTTTCCGGACTTCACAAATTATGGATGCGCTGGGCATCGGCAATTCAAAGTCCGGCGCTGCCATCGGCGGTGCGATCGGGTCGGCCATCCCCATACCAGGCGCTGATATCATCGGCTCGATAGCCGGTGGCCTGATCGGCCAGGCGCTTAAGCCAACCAAGCGCGGATCCGCGACCATTACCAGTGTCGACGGTGACGCCACCTCGCGCGGCAACGACCAGCAGCGCATCCAGGCCTCGCTCGGCCTGGCAGGCAGCGTGCAGCAGCGCCTGCGCCAGATCGCCGAGGAGTTCGATGCCGAGATCGGCAGTTTCGCCGTATCGATCGGCCAGCGCGGCAAGAATTTCCGTGTCGATACCAGCGGGTCTGGTAAGACCAAGACGAAGCGCGGCGCGATCGACTTTGGTCAGGACGAGGAAGCGGCGGTCGCGTTTGCGCTGCGCGATGCGATCAGCGACGGGGCGATCAAGGGCCTGTCGGCGGCGATCCAGAAGGCGCTCAACTCCAACCCGGACGTCGACAAGGCGATCAAGGAAGCGCTGAAGGTCCGCGACGTCGAGGAGCTGCTCGACGGCATCGGCGTGAAGATCCGCAAGGAAGTGCGCGACTTCGATCGCCAGGCCGACGAGCGCCTGCGCATCGCCCGCGACTATGGCTTCGACATTCTCGAGATCGAGCGGATCAACGCCGAGGAACGGTCCAAGCTGATCGAGAGCATCCTGGAGGACCGCGTCGGCGCATTGCAGGATCTGCTCAACGACCTGGTGTTCGGCGATCTGGCCGAGGGCACCTTGTCCGAGCGTCGCCAGCGCCTGCTCGAGGAGATCAGCAAGGCCGAGGCCGATGCCGCCAAGGGTGTCGATGGTGCTGCCGATCGCCTGGCCGACCTGAACCGCCGCCTGATCCAGCTTTCGCGCGATGCCTATGGCACTGCCGGCAGCGAATATGCATCCGATCGCGCCCAGGCGATCGCCAGCGCCGAGCGGATCATCCAGCTGGAGAATGACCGGATCCGCGGCACCCAGGAGGCCGCTGCCGAAACCAACCGGCAGCTCGCGACGGCGAACCAGCTCAGCAACGAGCAGAACGACATCCTGGCCGAGATCAATGCCGGCATCCGCAACCTCATCACGCTCGACGGTCTCAACATTGCAGGCGGCGGCGGGGGCAATACGGGGATCGACCTTGGGCCGCTTGCGCGAACGGTGAACCTGAAATGAGCCGGGTCCATTGGGTCGAGCTTCGTCCGCGCGACCCGTCCTCGGCGGGTCTGGCGACGTTGCGCTTTGCTGGTGGTGCGCGCGAGCGCAGCTATTATCGCGAGGACAACGGCCAGCACTACAAGGCCGGGCTGGTAGCACCGCCGCGCTTTGCCGCGCGCATCGGCTTTGGTCGCGACGGCTTTACAGGGCAGACCATCCCTCAGGCCAGCCGCATCCAGATCGCCCCTGCAGAGGCAGAGCTGTTCGAAAGCCTGGCGGGCTATTTCTGGAAGGATGCGGAGATCACGATCGATGCTGGGCCTGAGAGCGCCAGCAGCTTCTCTCGCCTGTTCACGGGCACGGTGGTCAGCGATGCGATCGCCGATGGCGTGTTCACCTTCACGATCGCCGATCTTTCCACCCGTTTGGACAAGCCGGTCTGTACCGCGCGCTTTGCGGGCAATGGTGGCATAGAGGGTGGCGAGGAAGCCGAGGGGCGAACGAAGCGGCGCAGCTGGGGCTATGTGTTCAATGTCGAGGGTCGCCTGCTCGACCCGGCGAACAGCATCTACGAGTTCGGCGACCCGGCTTTTCCGCTGACCGGCTTCCTTGCGCTGCGCGACAAGGGCCGCGCAGGGCCGTTTACCGTGCTTGGCTGGCAGGGCAGCATCGCTGCGACCTATGCGGCGCTGCAGGCCAGCACGCCTGCCCAGGGCGGCGGTGTGGTCGCGCCTTCGATCGCCTGCGCCAAATGGTGGACCGAACCCAGCGGGCCTTTGACTGCCGATTTCATCGGCACGCCCGGCACCGGCAATTCCATGGCCGTCGCCTCGTTGATCGACGCCATCTCCGCACGCTTCGAAGGCCCTGCCGTTGCCGATCGCCTGGCTGCTAACGCCTTGCGCCCTGCAGCTGCGGGGATCCATGTGACCGACGAAAACACCACCGGTGCACAGCTGATCGATCGGCTTGCGCTCGGATCTTCATTGGTCTGGGTCGCAGCGCCCGAAGGCATCATCCGGCTTCTGCCGTGGAGCTTCGACCATGCCGATGCAGAGCCGTTGCAAGGGCAGTTCATCGCCCGTGAACGGGCATGGTCGCCGCACTATCGTCGCCGCGTCGGCTTCCAGGCGAACAACCGTCGGCACAGCGAAAGCGAGATTGCTGAGAGCATCCGCCTGGACGACGGCGTCCTGTTCGACTCGATCAGGCCCTATGAGCCGAATGCCACTGCAGGCGCGGTCATCCCCGACCCGAGCAGCTATGATCCGGACGACACCTATCCGGGATATATTCGCGACAGCGATGGCAATATCCGGCCACCGGGTCAGCTGCTCAACACGGCGCTGGGGCTGAGCCGAGCCGGTGAGCTGACCGTCGAGCTGATGCCGAACGCAGACCCGGTCGTCCTGGGCCAGGTCACCACTGACGGCCTGGGCGCTGCGCGCGATACCGCGCTTCGCAAGGCCGAGCGCGACCTGGTGGCGGTCGCCAAGGCCGCGCAAGAGGCGATGCTGAGCGCATCGCGCTTCCAGGAAGTGCTGCGCGATGCCGGCATTTACGTCGATCCCGCGACGGGCAAGATCAAGCTGCACGCGATCGAGGAGGCACGCCAGCGCATCTCGCAAGCCGAGGTTACGCTTAACGGTGCGCTGGCCAGCATCAATTTGAAAGCCAGCGTCACCTTCGTCGAGTTCTTCGTCCAGGAGCAGGTCGCGCTGGCGGTGATTGCACCCGAGCAGGTGGCCGACCTGGAGTTCCTGTTCTTTCGGCAGAACACTGCGGAGCAGGCGATCGAGGCGATCCAGGCGCAGATCGTTACCAAGGCCTCGGCCATCGAGCTTTCCCAGCTGGGTGGCAGGGTCACGACGGCTGAGAGCAAGGTCAGCGCGCTGGAGGGCCAGATTACGCAGAAGGTCGACAATACGACCTTCGGCGCGCTGGACGATCGCGTCTCCACCGCCGAGCAGAAGATCGAGGCCATTCCCTCAGCATCCGTGATCCGGCAGTCCGTATCGGCCTCCCGCCTGGTTGACCTGGAGCTGCAGGCCAACGCACGCCGCGACCTGAAGGCGTTCCTGACCGGCGATGTTCAGAAGCGCGAGCTGGTGGCCGCGATCGCCGATGCGCGCAACGAGATGGGCGCGCGCATCAGCCAGAATGGCGACGCGCTCGCGTATGTGTCGCAGCAACTCGGGGTCCGCATCGGGCAGGCCGAGGGTCGCTTCCGCACCGAGACACAGGCCCTGGCCGATGACCTGCGCGTCGTCACCCAGCAGCTAACCACGCTGAATTCGACCTTTACCGGGCAGCTCGGAACTCTGAGCGGCCTGATCGAGGATCTCGACCAGGCCATGGCGGACGAACGGCAGGCAACGGCTCAGCGGTTCGAAACCGTCGAATCGACGCTCGGCGGCCAGGGCGAGGATCTGGAAGAACTCGGCGCGCGGGTCGAAGATGTCGAGCGCACGAGCGTGGAGCGCGATGGGGCCTTGCAGGCTGGGTTCAGCCGCCAGGCAACGGTCCAGCGCGGTGCAGACCGTGATGCAGACGCATTCATCCGCGATGTGCTTAAGGGCGTGCTGTCCAACGACCAGCGCGCGCGTGATTTCAATCAGCAGATCGGCTTCGTGCGCGACGAGGCATTTGCCACCCTGGGAGAAAAGGAACGCAGCCTGGTGCAGCGCATCGTGGCGCTGGGGCTGCAGCTGGGCGGCCTGGTCGCCGATATCCGTGAACTCGACCGGATAGTTTCGGACAATAACGGCACCTTGGTGCAGAGCATCAATACGCTCTCGCTGAACGTGACCCAGACGATCAACACGACGCGCCAGAACCTTGAGACGCTTGTTTCGAACACGCGCGGCGACCTGGAAGCGGTCGACTCCAACACGATCGGGCGAGTCGACGGCCTTGAGGGCGATATCGATACCGCTGTCGCCCTGATCGGCGATGTTTCCGACGGGCTCGCCGCCGAGGTCGCCGCTCGGCCGATCGCGATCAGCGCAGCGATCAACGAGGTCCGCCAGATCCTGCAGGAGGCCGATCGGCTGATCGTGGAAGCGGTGACCACGCTGACCGGGCGCGTCGGCAGCAACGAAACGACGATCACTGAGTTTGCGCAGATCATCGATGGCATTTCCGGACGCTGGGGCTTCGCAATCGATGTGAACGGCCATGCAGTCGGAATGGTGACCAACAACGATGGCGATCGCGGCGACGTGATCTGGACGTCGGACGCATTCAGGGTCTTTCTGCCAGGGGTGGGCGGCATCCAGGTCTTCGGGATCGATGGTCCGAACATCGTCATGAATGCCGCTGTCCGGATCAACGGCAATCTGCTGGTCAACGGATCGATCACTTCAACGGCGATTGGCGCGAACGCCATCTCCAATTCGGCCTTCTGGCAGACGCCCAATGGCGGCCAGCTGCAATATTTCGGCACGGCAACCTGGGCCAATTTCGACTGCGGGCAGGCAAATGGCACGGTCGGCACCGGCTCAGGCGGTCCCTCGGCAATTCCTGCGCTCATCCTGCCATGTTCGGGCGGAGGCAGGACAGTGCTCACCTGGAACATCTGCTCTGTCCGCAATGGCGGCGACAATGACAGGTCGGCCTGGCGCATCCTGCGGATACGGGTGAGCACGGGCGATCAGGTCGTTCTTTCGGGCACGCCTGAGCTCACCATGACCCAGCGGAACGACATTCGCAGCTGGACCTGGGTCGACGACGCCATCCCGGCCGACGGGAACTACACGTACATCCTCCAGGTCCAGCGCCTCGCGGGGAATGGCGTGATCAACGAGATGATTTTGCAAGGCTATCACCTCCGGCGCTGAGCGCCGGGGCCATGGAAAGGACCGACTATGAGCACTTGGTACAAGACGGGCACCGTTGCCTATACCAACGGCCAAACGATCGTGACCGGCAGCGGTGCTGGCCTCAACTGGATCGAGGCGGGCATTCAGCCTGGCGACGCGTTGCGCCTCCCGAGCAGGGAGTTCGTCGAGATCACCGCTATCCTGTCCGCCAACCAGCTCGAGATAGCAGAACCCTATCTTGCGGCGACATCTGCCGGGCATGCCTATACGATCAAGCCGACGACGGCGCGGGATGTCGAGCTGCTCACATCGATCCAGGCGTTCCGCGGATCGTTCGAGAGCGTCCGCGATAACATCGGTTCGGGTCGCTTTCCTGTCGGCACTTTGACCACGCCTGCGGGCCGCTTCATCGGTGACGAGGACACCGGCTTCGACAGGATATACGCAAATGCCTTTGGCATCGTGGCCGGCGGTGCTCTGCGTGTTCTGTGGGATGGTGGCAACAACACGATTTTTGGGGGAGGTACGGCACCCGTCTATAATGCACCCAATCGCACCACGATGCAGATCAATGGCGTTGAAGGTGCGCTTCTCGCGTTCCTCACTGGCGACACCAAGCGAGGCTATATCTTCGCGACCAATGAAGAGGTCGCCATGGAGATCGAGCCCAGCTGCACGCTGAAGCTGAACACCTTCGGCAACAAGTCGATCACGATCTCGACGACGAACACGCCGCGCTGGGTGTTTGAGGGCGGCGGCACCTATCGCCCGGCCTCGGACAACACCTTGCCGATCGGCGCGGCGGGCAACCGTGTATCGGGAATTTTCCTCGGCACCAGCCCGACCGTCACCTCCGACGAGCGCGATAAGGCATGGCGCGGCGAGCTGAGCGAGGAAGAGCTGGCTGTTGCGCGTGAGATCGCCGATGAGTTCGGGATCTTCCAGTACCATGATGCGATCGCTGTCAAGGGCACCGAAGGCGCGCGCCTGCACTACGGCCCGCGCGCCCAGCGCGTCTTCGAGCTGTTCGATAAGCATGGTCTGGACTGGCGTCGCTACGCCTGGTGCTGTCATGACGAATGGTCGCGCCTGGTCGAGGACGAGACCGCGCCCGTCGAGACCATCCAGACCCAGCCGGTTTACAGGCCCACGGGCGAAATCGACCCGGAGACCGGTGAGCCGCTTCATAGGGTCGTCTTTGAGCCGGTGCCGGTGACCCAGCAGCAAAAGACCGGCCGCACGATCACAATTCGTGAGCAGGGTGATCGCTATGGCATCCGCTACGAGCAGATGACGCTTTGGGTCATCGCTGCCCTGCGCGCCGACAGCAAGGCTGACCGTGCGCAGATCGAGACCATGAAGGGTGAGATCGGTGGGCTGAAGGATGAGATTGCCGAGCTGAAGGACCGACTGGCTACGCTGTCAGCGTTCGAGGATCGCATCGCCGCTCTGGAGCTGCGCGGATGAGCCTCGTCCCCAGCACCGTCCAGGAATGGCTGACCGGTCGGGCGATCTTTGCCCAAGCCGAAGATGCTGCCCTGCGCGCAAGCTGGGGCGACGTGGCGGTCGAAAGCGAGATTGTGTCACCGATTGCCGCAGCGGGTGACGCATCGACGGAGGCGGCTCGCCAGCTGTCGTTTCTGGGTCAGCCGCTGGCCGAGGAGGTCATTGAAGTTCCCGGCGATCAGATTGGTCTTTTGGGTACCGTGCAGCGCATCGTCTGCGATCGCGCTGGCTACGCCCTGGGTCCCGCCGTCTTGGTGATCGGTGCAGAAGAGCAGGACGCCGGCGTGACCAGGTTGACGGTTCTGCGGCCGATGGGAGTGACAGCATGACCACCGGAATCGGCATCGTTCGCCCGCTGCCAGTCGCGGCGATCATCGTCAGCAATGGCACCGGCGCAGCCAACCTGCTCACGTCCTCGACGCGCGAGGTTTGGAGAGCGGCTGCAGTCGGCGCTTCGTTCATCGACCTCGACTTCGGAGCGGTCGTTCCGCTCGATACGATTTTCCTCGGCTTCACCAACGCGACCGAGAGTGCGACGCTGAGCGTTTCCATCGGCGGTTCATGGAGCGGAATGACCACGATAGCGTCGACGCGCGCTTTTCGGGTCCCACACACCATCGGCGCGCGTCACCATGGTTATGTCAGGCTCGCCCAGCCGGTTTCGACCAGGTATCTGCGCATCACCGTGAACCAGGTCGGTGGCGCTGAGCCGATGCAGATCGGCATCGCGCTTGCTGGCCTCATGATCGAGCGACCCTATGAATACCGGGCAGGCCGGGTGGCGATTGACCTCTCGAAGAAGACCGAACTGGTCGATGGTGGTTTCGGCATCAGCAAAGGCGCGATCGTTTCGTCCTATCGCTTCACGTTGTCTGGCCTCACGGACGAGCAGGTGGAAGAGCTCTGGCGGATCGTGATGGCGATTGGCGAGAGCTCTCCATTGCTGATCGTGGAGGGGCACGATACCCTGCGGTTCTCGCATCTCCATTATGGCCTGTTTGAGCGGCTAGAACCTTATGAACGCGAAGAGCCCGAGGACACCCGCTGGGGCTTGAGTATTCGGGATTGGGGGTGAGATGGCTCACAGGGAAAAAGCGGCCTCCACCGACGTAAGGTCAGCCCATGTTTGACCGCATCCTTTCTTTCGTCCGCGACCACATGGTTGATGACGCTCGCGACTGGTGGCGCTGGTGGTCTGTCCGCCTGCTCGCCTTGGCATTGGCGCTTCAGACCCTCCAGCTGACCTCGCCCGAGGCACTGGTGGCCTTCTGGCAATCGGTGCCGCCCAGCCTTCGAAGCATGCTACCGCCTTGGCTCAACGACCTCATTACGGTGCTGCTGATGTTCGCCGCACTCGTTGCGCGCTACTGGAAGCAGCCTGCACCGCCCAGGTCGCCCGAAGCATGAGCCGTCAACCGATCTTTGCAGCCATCCGCGCTTCGCGCGCGGGAGCGTCGTTCAACCAGGCAGAGGTGGAGCGGATCGACACGCTGCTTGACAGCCTCGGGGTGGCAAGGATCGAAGCCGAGAAGATCGGCCTGACATCTGCCGACTTCGCCAGCGCGGCGGCAACGCTGAAGTGCACGGTGGCGCAGATCCGCGCAGTGTGGGAAGTCGAGAGCGGTGGTGGCTGGTTTCGCGATGTCCGAGCCGACATCCTCGCCGCCGATGGTCCCGGTGGTTTTATCGACGGACCTGATCTGCCCAAGATCCTGTTCGAGGCGCATGTCTTCGATCGTGAGACCGGTGGTCGCTTCAGAGCCTCGCATCCCAATCTGTCATCGGCGAAGTGGAACCGCGCACTCTATGTCGGCGGCCAGGCAGAATGGCTGCGCCTGCACCGGGCGATGCAGCTCGATCGCCGCACGGCTTTGCGCTCGGCTTCGGTGGGCGGCGCGCAGATCATGGGCTTTAATCACGAGCTTGCCGGCTATGCCACCGTCGAGGCGTTCTGGGAAGCGATGAAGGTGTCCGAAGCGGAGCATCTGAAGGCCTTTGCAACCTTCATTCAACGCTCTTCCCTGGCCGATGAACTGCGCCTGATCAGCAACCGGTCTGCGGACTGTGTTCCGTTCGCGAAAGGCTATAACGGCCCCGGCTTCCAGAAGAACCAGTACCATATCAAGATCGCTTCGGCGCATGAGCGTTGGAGCGCGAAGTGACCAGTTTAGAGTTGGGTGGGCGGGTCGGTAGCTTATCCAATAATGTGACGTTTATGATTCCGCGCTCCTTCGGGTAATCATATCCCTGGAGAGCCTTGATGATGATCCAGGACACCGACAGCCCTTCCGCTTGCGGGCTGAGTTGCTCGATCCGATCTGGGTCATAGGTGATGATGGCGAATCGTCGACGCGGCATGCGTTCTGTTCGCAT